ATAACTCTGCTTATGGAGCTATGGGCAATCAATGGTTTCGTTATTATGATGAACGAAATGCCGAAGCAGTTTCTGTTGCTGGTCAATTGTCTGTTCAATGGGCAGAAAATGCGGTGAATAATTACTTAAACACTACATTATCTACTGTGAATAAGGATTATATTGTTGCTATGGATACTGATTCTTTATATGTTTGTCTTGGTGATCTTGTTTCTAAAGTTGGTATTACTGATAATGAAAAAATTATTAACTTCTTGGACAAAGCTTGTGGAAGAATAGAAGGAGTCATTGAGAAAGCGTACAGCGAATTAGCCGAGTATGTAAATGCCTATCAACAAAAGATGGTCATGAAACGTGAAGTCATTGCTGATACAGGAATTTGGACAGCGAAGAAACATTATATTTTGAACGTTCATGATTCTGAAGGAGTTCGATATGAAGAACCAAAACTAAAAATTGTGGGTATTGAAGCAATTAAAAGTTCTACACCTCAAGCATGTAGAGAATCATTGAAAGCGATTTTCAATATTATTATTTCAGGTACAGAAGATGATGTGATTAGTTATATTGAAACGTTTAAGGAAAAGTTTTTCAGTTTGAATATGGAAAATGTGGCATTTCCAAGATCAGTTAATGGACTTAAAAAGTATAAAGATCCGGCTGCAGTTTATAAGAAAGGTACTCCAATTCATGTAAAGGGTTCATTGATTTATAATCACATGCTTCGATCAAAGAAACTTACAAAAAAATATCCTATAATTCAAGAGGGAGAGAAAGTTAAGTTTGCTTATCTTAAAGATCCAAATCCAGCAGGAGATAAGGTAATTTCTATATTAAATAGTTTACCGAAAGAATTTGAGTTAGAAAAATATATAGATTATGATACACAATTTGAGAAAGCATTTGTAGAGCCATTGAAAGGTGTATTAGATGTAATTGGATGGGATACTGAACGGCGTTCAAGTCTTGACAATTTTTTTATTTAGTGTATAATAGAGGTAATATGGCAGGAAGTATAATGGTAAGGTATGCACAAAAGACATACAAACAACAAAAAGCGGAATATAAAGATTCTGCAATATTCAAAAATTTAAATCATTCTGTAGATATCATTCCAGAATCAATGTCCATTATGACTTTTAGTTCTCAAAAAGAAGCTAATGAGTTTGCTGAAGATATGATAGATAAGGGGTATCATATCTTAGAAATAAAAGATGACTATAGTGGAACATAAATATGAATCTTGGATTATAGAAGAACTACAATCTTTATTAAAGGATCACATCTTTAATAGGGATCGTATTGCTGAAACATATACTGACCGAGTAGACTTGAATAAAGAAATACGATTAATTAAAAATGAAATTATAAGAAGGGAAAAAAGTGAGTAATTTTATAAGTATTTTTCCAAATGCTGCTAGCAAAGAATATTGTGATAGAGTTATCGCTCGGTTTGAGTATTGGCAAGAAGGTAAGTCTGCGTGGGGTAATACTGGGAGAAAAAAAATATGGACAAGACAAGAACATGAGGGGATTTCATCAATTCTAAAAGAAAATGATACATATTTTCTTGGTGACACCAACAGCGATGACTTAGACTTACCCCTTGATGAAGAAGTATTGCCGAAAGATTTAGCACTATTGAAAGAATTTTCTGTAATAACTTGGGGTTGTTATAAATTATATGCAGAAAAATATGGAATTTTGTCCACTTTATCTTCACATAACATAGCACATAGTGTAAGAATACAGAAATACGAACCAGGTCAAGGATATCATATATGGCATTGTGACTCTTATGATGATAACAGTAGTCGTAGAATATTAGTTGTTACATTATATCTGAATACGGTGGAAGAAGGTGGAGAAACAGAGTTTTTATATCAAAGTAGTAGAATATCCCCAGTACAAGGTACTTTATCCATATCCCCTGCCGCATGGACTCATACACATAGGGGTAATCCTCCACTTAAGGGAAACAAATATATTATAACTACTTGGTTAGAATTTGTAGAATAAGGAAAAAAATGAGTGATTATTTTGATGGTTTATTAAAGGCTACCGGCAATGAATTTGGTTCAAAAGTTTCGGATGGAATCGAAGCAGGCGATGTATCTACATATGTAGATACGGGTAGTTATATTCTTAATGCATTAATTTCAGGAGATATCTATGGAGGAATCCCCTCTAACAAAATTACTGCTTTGGCAGGAGAAACTGCTACTGGAAAAACCTTTTTTGTCTTGGGCATTGTCAAACAGTTTCTTGCAGATAACCCTAGCGGTGGTGTTCTTTATTTTGAGTCTGAATCTGCTCTCACTAAACAGATGATTGAAGATAGGGGAATTGATCCTGAACGGATGATAATTCTCCCTGTCGCCACAATTCAAGAATTTACACATCAAGCATTAAAAGTAGTAGAAAGTCATTCAGAAGGACAAGAAGACCGCCCATTGTTGATGTGTCTAGATTCTCTTGGTATGTTATCTACTACTAAAGAAGTGACCGATATTTCAGATGGTAAAGAAACCAACGATATGACACGGGCACAATTAGTTAAAGGATCTTTCCGAGTATTAACACTCAAGTTAGGGAAAGCCGGTATTCCTTTACTAGTGACCAATCATACATACAAACAGATGGGTACAATGTTTCCAACTGATGTAATGGGTGGTGGTAGTGGTCTACAATATGCTGCTTCAACTATTATATTTCTTTCCAAGAGAAAAGAAAAAGAAGGAACTGATGTTGTAGGAAATGTAATTCATTGTAAAAATTTCAAATCGAGATTGACTAAAGAGAACAAAAAGGTTGATGTTCTTTTACGATATGATCAAGGTTTGAATAGATATTATGGGCTCATTGAGTTAGCAGAGGACGCAGGAATCTTTACCAAAGTATCTACAAGATATGAAATGCCGGATGGTTCTAAGGTGTTTGGTAAGGCAATTTTAAATGATCCTGAAAAGTATTTTACACCAGAAATCCTTGATAAATTAAATGATCATGCCAAGAAAGTTTTTCTTTATGGTGGATTTGATGAAGAAAGTGAGGTAGCAGATGACAAAGGAGAATAAAAGTGGAGGTGGTATAAGCCTTGCAACAAAATCAAGATGGAGAACTCCTGAACATTTTTTTCCTGTTATAGTTGATAATTTTTTTGATGATCCCGAAGGTGTTATGAATTATGGAAAAGCTTTGCCGAAAGCGTCTGATCCAGCTGGAATGTGGCCAGGAGAGCGTTCAGACTTTCTTTGGGAAATAGACCAAACTATGCAAAACGCGATAATATCGAAAGTATTAAATTGCTATTTCAATTTGGAATATGTGGATATTAGTTGGAACAGTAGTTCAATAAATTTTCAAGAAATTCCACGATTTTCGGAAAATAAAAACGATATAAGAAACAAAAGTAGTTATATACATCAAGATCTTTACGAAGATTTTGAATTAGCAGGAGTGGTTTACCTTACACCAAATATTGATCCAGAATCAGGTACATCATTATATAATATTAAATCAACTAAATCTTCCAGTAAAGATGATTTACATATCTTCGATGAAGAAAAGCAAGACACATTTACAGAATTTTTTAAAGGTGGCCAATTTGATATAGAAGAATATACAAAAAATATGAAAACTCATGAAGAAAAATTCGTTGAGACACTTAGAGTATCGAATATTTTTAATCGGATACTAATGTATGATACATGTGAATGGCATCGGGCAAATAGTTATTATAATAGTGATGGCGAAGATGCCAGATTTCATTTGGGCTTCTTTTTAGGAGGCCTAAGTGTACATCCTCTGAAAAGAATAAAAAATAATGAATGTGAATATATAATCCAAGATCGGCTGCAGTTTGAGAAAAAAAATCGGATTGAACAAACTATTGGACACTCTGTTGTAAACAATCCTAACCCACACACTCACTCACACATTCATTAAAATGAAAACCAAAGAATTTTTTAAAGAAGGTAATAAATCTGATACGGATTTAAGAACTACATTAAATGATCCATACTTTGAAACAGGAGAAGACCCCTACAAAGAATGTTCAAATCCAAATGATCCGGATGATAAATCATTGTGTATAGTAATTCAAGATGCATCACCTTTTGATGGTGCAATAATTAGATATACATCATTTAAATTAGTAGAACAAGAGTTGACGGGCGATGATATAGCTTGTCAATATGAATATGATATTGAAGTACCACCACATGATCTGGGATATGAAATTACCGAAAAAGATGGTAAGGAATTTGAAAAACGATTAGGGGAATGGATAATAGAAATAATACAAAAACAAATGGACAAACATGCAGCAGCGGATAGAAACAATAATATTAAAGAATCTATTACACAATGAAGAATATTCTAGAAAAGTATTACCATTTTTAAATAAAGATTATTTTTTAGAACATACAGATAAATTATTATACGAACAAGTAGATCTATTCATCAACAAGTATAATAATTTGCCCACTAAAGAGGCGTTAGTTATTGAGTTAGATAATACTCCATTGAAGGATGAGGAATTTGAAA